CCATCGAAGCCTAATCGCAGAGGCTTTACAGCATTAGCACAGATTCGTAACCGTTCAGCAGCTGGTGCTATCTATGAAACAGCAGGTCGCAGAGCGCCAGGTACAAAGCCATCATCACGCCCTAACTTTGCACAAGCAATGGGACCGCTTTCAGGATCAGGCAAAGAGCGTGGTCGCTTGATTTACAAGGCTTGGGAGAATGACCAAGGCAACGCTACAAAGGCTGTTCTAAAGGCTATTGACAATGCTGGTAAGACTTTTAACCGAATGGTGGGAACTCGCTGATGGCTAATGTAGTAATTGATATTGCAGCCGAATACACCGGCAATAAAGCATTTAAGCAGGCAGAAACAGCAACACAAAAGTTAGAGAAAAGCGTTGCAAAACTAGGTAAGCAACTTGCTGGAGTATTTGCTGCTTCAAAGTTATATGCATTTGGTAAGCAGTCAGTCAAAGCATTTGCAGCAGATGAGAAGGCAGCACGATCATTAGCATTAGCCTTAGCCAATACAGGTAATGCTTTTGCAGCCATCGAGGTTGAAAAGTTTATCGGTGACTTGCAACGCGCTACAGGCGTTTTAGATGATGACTTGCGCCCAGCGTTTAGAGCATTACTTACAGCTACTGGCGATGTCAAGAAGTCACAAGATGCGTTAGCACTAGCCCTAGATATTTCAGCAGGTACAGGCAAAGACTTAGGCGCAGTATCAGCCGCATTAAGTCGTGGATTTTTAGGTCAGACAACAGCCCTTAGCCGCTTAGGTGCAGGACTAGACAAAGCCACATTAAAGACTGGTGACATGGATGTCATCATTGGACAACTTACAGACAAGTTCAGAGGTCAGGCACTAGCTGCTGCCGAAGGCTATGCAGGCGCGATTGCCAAGCTCACAGTTGCTTCCAATAACGCAAAAGAGATTATCGGTAAAGACCTTCTAGATGCCATGCAGATGGTTGCAGGCAAAGATGGTATCGGCGGAGCAACAACAGCAATGGAAAGTTTTGCCACTCAAATTGGTAATGCAATCTATGGCATTGGCGTTCTTACAAAAGCAATCAAATCTATACCAGGTGCAGGATTTATCGGTGATGTTTTAGCCGCTGGTACTCAGATTTCAGGCATTGGACTTCTTTCAAGATTAGGTGCATCAAGTAAAGCGCGTTCAGCAGGCACTCCAGCACAATCGCCTGGACAACGCAAAGCCATCGACAAAGCCAATGCTGATGCGATTAGACTTCAAAAGTCCAAGAACACTTTATCTAAGATTGATAACGACAATACTGCTAGAAAACTAGTTCTCACAGGCGATCAGTTAGCCCTTCTAGAATTAGAGAAAAAGTTCGATGTAGAGCGCATTGGCTTATTTGCTGCCATGAATCAGGCAACTGATGGTGAAACAAAGATGCGCCTTTTATCTCTCATTGCTATCAAGGATCAGAACGCTGCTCTTGCTGGTCAAATTATGAATGCCAATAAAGCAACCGATGCTTTAGAAGCATTCCGCCAAGCCATTCTTGCAGCCATTCGAGCATTGCTAGACAAGGTTCAAAACGAACTAGCACAGCTACAAGCTTTGACTGGAAACACTCCAGTTACAGCAGGCACATCAACTTTTATGACCAATGACCCAACAGCGGTATCTGGCGGAATACCAGGAACAGCATTGTCTATGGACTTTGGTGCAGGAACATTTAGAGCTGCTGAATCTCGCACAACAAACATTTCAGTAAATGTGCAAGGTTCAGTTACTACCGAGCGCGATCTAGTCAATGCCATTACTCAAGGCATCTACAACAATCAGGCTTCTGGAATCCCAATCTCCTATACGACTGCGTACAGATAATGGCGTTACCAGCAACCCTTGTTGTCAAGATAAACCTATCGGGCGGAGCTTCATTCGGTAACCCGTTTATCTTGGGTACTTCACAATTAGGCTTTGCTGAACTTGCTTCTGCCATTCCTGTAATTGTCGATGTTTCTGCTCAAACAACAAACATCTCAACTCGCAGAGGGCGCAACCTTCTCCAAGATAATTACGAGTCCGGACAAGCAACTATCAGAGTTGTTGATCCAAACGGTGACTTCAACCCACAGAACACCTCTAGCCCCTATTTCGGGCTATTACAGCCACTTAGGAAGATTCAGGCATCTGCTATCTATGGCGGCGTTACTTATGGCTTATTTGGCGGTTACATCACCGAATATCGCTATACCTATCCAACAGGTCAAGAAACAGGTTATGTAACCTTTATCTGTTATGACGCATTTAGATTGATGTATAACTCAGGCATTACAACCGTTACAGGTGGCACAGCAGGGCAGACAACTGCACAACGCGTTCAATCTATCCTTACCATGATTGCCTGGCCGCCTGCATTTACTAGCATTGGCACAGGTGCTACAACTTGCGTGGTTGATCCTGGCACAACTCGCACAGTCTTAGAAGCAATACAGACTGCTGAGTTCACAGAGCAGGGAGCGTTTTACATCGATGAGAATGGCGTAGCAACCTTTAAGGGTCGCCAATATGTTTATGATGCACAGGCCGCATCTCCAACAGTATTTAATCAAACTGGTGGTATTTCATACGCCTCAATTACATTTGCCCTCGACGACAAAACCATTGTGAACAAGGCCAGCGTAACTCGAATTGGCGGCACAACTCAGACTTACTCAGATGCCACATCGATTGCCCAGTACTTCACACGATCTATTACAGCTACGGACATGCTGATGCAATCAGACGCAAACGCGCTTGCACTAGCAACTGCCTATGTCGATTCTCGTAAAGAAACATCCATCCGCATTGAAACAATAACCCTAGATTTAATGACTCCATCATATTCAGCAGGCATCACAGCAGCTCTTAGCCTAGATTTCTTTAACACAGTAGACATTACTAATGAGCAACCTGGTGGATCAACTATCCAAAAGAAACTCCAAGTGCAGGGAATCGCTCACAACATCACCCCTAACACATGGAGCACCACAATCGCTACGCAGGAGCCTTTACTCGATGTTATGTACTAGAATTGACCCTATGAAAGAGGTGTGCTAATGGCTGTCGGATTACCAATGAAAACGACCTACGCGGACGGGGACGTGTACTCCGCGCAAGACGTCAATGATATTACAGGCACGATTAACGCCAATGTGAACCCTTTTGTTGCTGGCAAAAACAAAATCATCAACGGTGATTTTAGAGTCTGGGCACGCGGTACATCTTTTACTAGCCCTGCTGCAAATGCTTATACCGCAGATAGATGGTTGCAAAGTTTCGCTGTTGCTCCTACAACTTATTCTGTAACTCAACAAACTTTCACTCCTGGAACAGCACCTGTCGCAGGTTATGAGGGCAGCACTTTTTACAGAGGAACAATTACAACAGTTGGTTCTAATACTGCTTGGGAACATAAACAAAGAATAGAAGATGTTAGGTCTTTTGCTGGACAAACAGTAACAATTTCTTTTTGGGCTAAAGCAGACTCTTCTCGAACTGGTCGTATATTCTTTTATCAAGTGTTTGGCACAGGCGGTTCAACCGCTGTTTATTCAACTGCTTATAATTTTTCTTTAACATCATCTTGGCAAAGATTTACTCAAACAGTATCAATCGCAAGTATTTCAGGAAAGACAATTGGAACAGGGTCTTATATTGAGGCGACAATTGAACAACCTGCTGCAAGCGGTTCCGTCATTGATATTTGGGGCGTACAAGTTGAAGCAGGCTCAACAGCAACAGCCTTCCAAACTGCAACAGGAACAATTCAAGGAGAATTAGCCGCTTGCCAAAGATATTTCCAAATGATTACAAGTGCTTCAGGCAGTGTTTATACAAACTTTGCTACGGGAGCATATTATACAACTACAGCATTTTATTGCCAGTATTACTTAAAAACAACAATGAGAGTTGCACCATCAGCATCAGTAAGCGGAACTTTTGTTGTAGTTAATAATGGTGCATTAACAAGTGCTAATTCAGTTGCGGGTGATGCAATGGCACTTGATGTTGCATCGTTTAATGTTCAAACTGCTGGAAGAACTGCTGGAAATGGCGGATGGCTTGCTTCCAATAATAACAACACAACCTATATTTATTTAAACGCGGAGCTATAATGCCAAAATATGAAGAAGTATTTTCAGAAATTACTAATGTTAAATCTATTAAACGAACAGATGATGACGGCGCTATTTGGTGGATACCGATAGATCCTGCAAACGCTGATTATCAGGCATATCTAAAGAGTCTTGATGAAGCCTCTACTCTGTAAAGCAGGGCAACAACTTCGTGAGCAGATTGATGATTCGTTTCCTGACCGCGATAGAAAGTCTGATGGTTGGATAGGCGATGCCGCACACTCCAATCGTAAGAGTGACCACAATCCCGATCCGTCTAACGGAATCGTCAGGGCTATTGATGTGGATAAGGATTTCGACTCACGCCCCAGCACAGGTGCTTATCTTGCCGACCAAATACGCGAGTGTGGCAAAGCAGGAGATAAGCGAATCTCATATGTTATCTATGCAGGCAAGATCGCTTCCTCTAAAAGAGCTTGGCGTTGGCGTACTTACGATGGGGTTAATCAGCACAATCATCACATTCACATTTCATTCACTAAAGAAGGCGACCAGAACGGTAGCTGGTTTGATATCCCGATGCTAGGAGCAGATAGATGAACGACCTTAAAACAGCAGCAGGCTCATGGGCTAGAGCATTTTTAGTAGCAGTTCTCTCATTAGCAGCAGCTGGTGTTACAGAGCCAAAGGCGTTAATCGCTGCTGGACTTTCATCATGCTTGCC